CGTGTTTGTGACTGTCAAATTCAAAAGCGTTCCGACCTTTGTCAAACTTGATTGCGTGACATTCGCTGCAAGTGTTGCACCTGTCAATTTGCCTGCATCGGTTGATCCTGCTACGCCATCCTCGCCCTTGATGCCTCGGATGCCTTGCGCACCACGACTCACAAGCAACTCCCAACCGAAGCCAACTGGTGGTGCTTGGTTGGTCGCAGCGACACACACATACGCCGATCCATTCACGCCCACAACATCGCCGATCCAGTACTCGATGTCGCTTCGATATGTGCCACGCCAAATCATCCCCGCTTCGCCTTTGTCGCCTTGCGGACCGACTGCGCCCATCTCGCCCTTTGATCCGTCGATGCCCTTTGCGCCGTGCGCACCATCTGCACCACGCAGACCATCGATGCCGTTCATGCCGTTGATGCCGTCTGCACCTCGCATGCCATCGATGCCGTCCTTGCCGTTGTCACCTGGTGTTCCTTTCGCCTTCGCCAGCGCAATCATGTTGCGGATGGCGATCACACGAGGATCACGCTTGCGCAACTTGCTCACTGCAGCCTTGATCTTTTCCTTGTCGCTCACGCCTCGTCTCCAAGTGCTTCAGTCAGCATCGTCACGATTTCATCGAGTGCTTGCGTGCGGTCCTTCATCGCATCGAGTTCTGCCTGCAGCGCATCGATCTTTGGTTGTTGCTGAACAGCGTCCCACGCTTTCGCCTCCATCGCAGCGATCTTGATGCGTGCGCTCGCCATCTTTTCCTCTCGTGCCATTTCGTCAGTCGGTGTCGTGTCGACATCGCTCAACGCCTTTGCTGCAGGTTGTTCAACCTCTGCGGTCGGTGGCAACTGCGCAGGCTCTTCGACTGGTGCAGGTGCAGGTGCGGGTGCTTCGTACGCAGGCAGCGGAGCAGGTGCGCCAAACGGTGAGACTGGTGGCACTCCACCGAGTGGCAAACCGTTGACATGGAGCATGTCAGCGTGTGGTGTCTCGAGTGCTTCGTAGCCCTCTTCGAGTCTCGCCTCGTTTGGTGTGCGCCATCCACCGGCAACTGCGACCGATCGCTCGGCAGAGTCTGCGACTCGGTTCTCGGGGACTGGATTGTCGTATGCCAAGTACGCATCCTCATGGATGCCGAACATCGGCAGTAGTCGACTGTTCAGCGTCTCCTCGTCCATGCGACACATTGGTGCAATCGTCGTCTCTCGCCACATCGCATATCCCGCCTGCGCACTTGCGAGGTTCGGGTCATTTGCCTTCAGCATGGAAATTGGTGTTCCGAAGGTGGCGGCCAGCTCCTCGACAATGTCATCTCGACCAGTCAGATCCTTTGCGGGGAAATTCAGCGGCAGGAGTTGGATGTCGCCGCTGATCGTGACCATGCGACCGCTCTTGCGAGTTCCCTGGTGCAGCGACCGCATCGACTCCTCAAAACGCCGCATTGATGCCTCGCTTGCGCCACCCTTGACGATCGCTGCGTAGTCGGGACGACTCATGTTTTCAAGGAACGACAGATCCTGAATGTGCGCTGCTTGCGATTGTTGGATCGCTCCGTATGCAGCCTCCACCTTGCCAAGTCCGTAGTACATGTTGCGTGGGTTGGGTCTTTTGAAGTGGATGATCTCGTCGAGTTCAAACCGCTGCATCGAGTTTCTGTCAACGCCGTACAAGTACGCCTCGACCAGTTCAGTCTTGCCGGGCAGGATCGTGACATTCTGCGCCGGGACTGTGTAGATCTCCGATGGCACGCCAAGAGCCTTGTCCATGATCACATGCAAGTATGCATTGCCGCACAGTTCCATGTACAGCATGCGCATGACCGACTGCGAAAAGCCGTCCTCGTACTGATTCGCCTTGCGCAACAACTCGAGGATCGGATGCGCATCAACGACCTCCTCAAAATCGCCTGCAGTTGCTGCGGACTTCATAACGCTTGGCGATGGCTTGCGCTCACTGTCGCCTAAAAGATACGCCTTGCGTGCACGACTGACCTTGCGAGTGCGCCAAAACTTCTGTGGTCCTTGCGCATCTGCACGAACATATAAACGCAGAGGGACACTCGATGCGGCCTGCGCATTAAGCATCGCTGCTGCGTACACCCAAGATTCAAATGAGAGCACGCTCCGCTGCATTGAGAAAGGTGGCATCTTGCCACGCCCTGCAGCATTGTCGAGAATCGAGATGGATGATTGAACAAACTTTGAATCGTCGTAGACCGCTTTGGTTGTCAGGTCGGGTCGTCGTCGTCGGAAGAAGTCTAGTAGTGCCATCAAATTATCCTTACTTCGAGCGTGTTTCGTGAGGTCGTACCCATCAATCTGACAGCGAGAGCCAACGCACAAACTCCATCGTCATGTGCGCTCGATGGTGCTGAATATTGCACACCGTTGCGAGAGTACCGAAATTCAAACGACTCCAGCTCCTCACGCAACCAACCATCTGTGAATCCTATGCCACCACTTTGAATTCGAGCGGCAAGCCCTTCCATGATCTGCTGCTTGCTCTGCGATGTGAACTTGAACGACTCGACGCACGGCAGCGATCTTTGCAACTCCTCGACGATCGGATCTCCTACACCAGTCGAGTCGATCAATGCAGGCTTGTCGCCAATGATCTCGATGAGTCGCCGCTTGGTTTGTCCCCAATCCGATTGCCACCGGTGGATCTCTGCAACTCGATAGTCCGCATCGAGCCCAACCGCAACGGTCCAGTCGTGCGACTTCGCCAAGTCAACGCCCCACGCTGCGACTGGATCGGTGGAGAGCGTTGCGATGCATCGACCGATCGCAGGAATGCCGAATGGGTTGCCGCCATCGTCCGCAGGCTCGGCGAGATACAACTCACGGAACACATGATCGGGCAGGTCACGCTTTGCTGACTCGATCTCCTCACGGTCGAGGATGCCGCCCTCGACTGCATCCCAACAAGTTAATTTGTGGTAGGAGACCTCGACACCGTCCGCCCGCTGCGCCATTTGATGCACCCAATTCTTGCGACCTCGAACATTGCCGATGATTCGCAACTGTCCACGAGTTGCGGTCAGCGTAGATCGGACCGCAAAGAACGCGTCTTCCTTTGTCCTTGTGGCCTCGTCCATCACTGCACCTCGAACATCCTCGCCATACAAATTGTCACTATCGTCGGCACTGCGAAACCAGATCTTGCAACCGCTCGGCAGCATGATCCACAGATCCGTATCGTGCGATGACCAGTGCGACTTGTGCGGGTCGGCTTGGATCAGCCACTTCTTCACGCGGTCCATCGCCATCTTGCTCTGCTGATACACGGGAGCGACCCACCAGTACGAGCCGCCTGCCTTCTTGTCGTTCCACGCCTTGGCGAGCAGCCACATGAGGCAGCCTGCAGTCTTGCCTGCCTTGGTCGCCGCTTCGATCACGACGATGCGTGCGGGATCCATGATCACACGACGCTGCGCTGGATACATCTTGGGAAGTGTCAGAGTCGTGACTGTCAAAGTTCGATCGGTCCAAAGCGGAAGTTCTCGGTCGCCTCACCCGAGTCGAGTCGTTCGATCTTGTCACCGACTGCGAGCGCAGCGATGTTCGAGTCTCGCATTCGGATGAGCACCTCGGCAGCCCGTAGTTTTTCTCGTGGTGTTCCGTTAGTCAGCATGTTCGCAACAATGCTCGGTGCAGCCCGCAACGCAGCATCAGGAATCTGCCACCCGTTGCGGATCGCCGATGCGAGGAGCACGAGCGTCTCTCGTGCGTGATGGTCGGGCTCGTTGTTGATTGGCGTAATGTCGCTCATGTTTGATTCTATGTCGACAGCGTTGCCGTTTTTCCTGTGAGCGTTTCCCATCGCTTGACGATGACATCACAGTATGCAGGCGAGATCTCCATGCCGTAACACTTGCGATTGAGTTGCTCGGCTGCGATCAGGGTGGTGCCGGAGCCGCAGAAGGGTTCGTATATATGACCCGGCCAAGAATTAATCGCGATGCTTGGTAGTGCTACAGGGAATGTGGCCGGATGGTCTAACTGCTGTCCTTTTGATGAACCACATCGAAAAACATTGTCACTTATTTTGTGAGACTGAACAGCATCGCCATTTTTTGTCGATGTAAGAGATGTCAACGAACCATCCTTTTGCCGATTTGTTCCCGCCACAACACGCCCTGCATTTATGCACTCAACGAACTTTGCGGGAGATTTACTCTGCTTATTGAAGTGCCAAATAAATTCATGGGCAGGAGCTAATCGACCATTCCAGTCTCCCGGCATTCCGCATAATTTATCCCACACATACCATCCAAACCGCTTCCATCCTTGCGCTCGCATCCACTCAATCCACTCGTTCCAATACGATAGCCATTCTCCCTCGCGATGGATCAAGCCGAGGTTTACTAGCACTTGCCCAGCGTCAGACATCGGCAAATTCGCAAACACGCCGTTCATCAGCTTGTCCCAGTCCGAACAGTCCGACTCCTTCGTGTAGTCGCGCTGCTGTCCGTACGGAGGCGACGTGAAGCATAGATCTGCCTTCGCCCCATTCATCAGCCGTGCCACATCCTCCGACTTCGTTGAGTCACCGCATAGCACCCGATGATTCCCGAGTAGCCATAGGTCGCCTGTCTTCGTGATCGGATCGACTGGTGGCTCGGGAACTACATCTTCTTCGATCTCCTTGCCGTCAAGGATCATCGCCTCGATCTCCGCATCGGTGAAGCCTGCGATGTTTGCAAGTTCCTCATCGTCGATCTGCAGCGCAGCGAGTTGCTGCGCCAGCGCATCCTCGTCCCATCCTGCGAGTTCAGCCGTGCGGTTGTCGGCGATGGCGTATGCGATCGCCTCTGCGCCTTCCAAGTTTGTCCTGACGATCTCAACGCTCGACCAGTTCAGCATCTTTGCAGCCATCATCGTTCCGTTGCCTGCGACGATGATGCCTTTCCCATCGACCACGATCGGCTTCTGTTGTCCGAATCGTGCGAGGCTTGCTTTGATCGCTTCAAGATTCTTCGAGTCGTGCGTGCGGACATTCGCAGGGTCGAGCATGAGACTTGCAATCGTTGCTGTTTCGTATTTCATTTTTCCGAGTCTACAAACGATGGAGGCACGGCATACCAACCTTCAGGAATCACCACTCGATTGTCACCTAGTCGCCACTCGCCGTCGATGAGTGTGTACACCTGCGTTCGGCAGTCAGGTCCGATCCTTATCGGGCTTGACTCCGTCACTAGGACTACTCGACTGCACCCCACGCAAACGAATGTACTCACGAATGCGAGAGCCAGCCTTCGCCAAAACTTCGGGCTTCTTGTCGGCTTCGATGGCTTGCTTGCCCTTGCCTGCGTTTGCTCCGATGAACGAGAGCAGCGCATCAAAGAGCGCACGGAGAAATGCATACACCTCACTTCGCTCCGATGGCTTCGCTTGTCTTGTCGCCGTCACGAGCGCAGATCAAACCAACGCCTGCGATGACTGCAGCGAGCAGCGATGCGAAGTCGATGTTCGTGGCAGGGTCGCCGTCGGTGAACGCCGTCAGTGCAGCGGACACTGCGACGAGGATTGCAGCAACGCCTGCGCCTGTGGTCTTCCAGTTTTTGTTCTTGAGATTCATGTGTGGGCCTCTTTCGTGATGATGGATGATGTGAGCGGATAGTGTCGCAACAAGCGACGAGCCTTGTCTCGAATCGTAGCAGGGACTTTCGGTGTGGTCTTAGGGTCGAGCAACTCACGAAGGAACTCACGCACCTGCGCCACCGTCCGTAACTCCTCGCTTCGAGTTGTCATCGCTTGCACGCCTGAATGATCGTCCAAACAAAGAATGCAACGAGGAGCACATCGATGATCGCCCACAGCGTCGGGTTGATCGACCGTGCAACGGATGCGCTCGTGCACACACGATTCCAAGCCTTGCAGATCCAGTGCCTCGGCTTGTGCGGTCTCATCTGTTCTCGAGGCGGCTGAGTCTCTGATCGATGGAGTGCAATTGTTCCGTCTGCGATGCATCCGAGATAGACAGCGAGCCAACCACTCGTGCTAGATCTGAGCAGATCAGCCGCAGATCGGATACTTGCTGTTGATTCGTTTCGAGCACCTGGTCCTTGCGTCCAATCGCAAGGAAGATCCCGGCGACTCCGATGATGAGTGCGACAAGCTGCAGCATTTGGATCGTGCTGCCGAGAGCGGTTTGATTTCGAGGATTTTGATCGGTCACGGTTCATCTTTCGGCTTTGGTTTTTTGTCGATCTTCAGTTTGATCGCATTGATTCGTTCGATGCAGTAATCGTCGGACGCTGTCTTGATCATATCCCTGATTGCAAATTGGTTGCCCCAGGTGGTGATCTTCGCCTTCGTGCCGATCTTACTGTTTGATGTCCACATCACCACGACCGAGTCGGCATTTGCCTCCTCGACAAAGCGTGCGACGATTTCACGGATCGCAAGTGCCACCCTCTTGTCTTCGTCGGGCGTGCGTTTCATGTCGGCGTGAAGTCCAGTTTGGGCTTGCAGAAATCGCCCTTCTGTGTTTTCTTGCGGCTGAACACGATGCGCATCCACATCGCACCAATCGGCTTGGGTGGTCCGCCTCGTTCAACATGCCAACCTCCTGCACCTGATTGTCGAGTTTGGTTATGACTGTCGCCGCCGTATTCATCCTTGTAGCAGCCGCATCGAATGTGCCACTGTGACTCGAGCCACACGCTGTACACGCTTTTGTTCTTTGATGGAATCTTGCGCACCATCTCCATCGCCCATCGCTCATGCACATGACCGCAAACGATCACAGATGCGACTGGATTCCACGAGGATTGCCGACGAATTCGTAGGGTATCAAAACTCATCATGCCTCCACCACCCGATCCGTGATAGGCGTGAAGCCAGAAGGAAGTGATCTTTGTGCCTCTGCGCAACTTGAAGTAGACATCTCCGCCGTATCGACCATCAAGGATCTTCGATCCAGTCATCGTGTTGATGCGTTCGATCAATCTTGCAGTCAGATCCGTCTCCTGATTCTTTGCAACTGCCGTCTCATGGTTGCCCTGGTAAATGATTGCAAGGTGCGACGCATAAGGCGCAAGGAACTTTGCGCCGTGCTTCACAAGCGAATCGAAGTAGTCGGGCGAGTCGAGATGCTCGTCCCGAGTCTGTCCGTGTCGTGACCGGCGTGGATCTGCACGACCACCCATTGCACAGAAGAAGTCGCCGATGTCGAGGATGATCGCATTGCGCTTGATCGCCTCGTCGAGGTCCTGCTTCTCTCGCTCGTGGTCACTGTGTGGATTGTCGTGATGCGCATCCGAGCGCAGGAGCACCCACTGCTCATCGATGCCTTCCATGTCACAATCGATCTCAACTATGGACGGATGCACTCGCTTTGCTTGCCACGGCTTTCTTCGCTTTGTCGTGCGAGTCGATGGAGGCGAAACTTTGCCTGCCTTCGTTCCACTCTTGCATGCGGGTTGAGGTTTGATGCGCTGGACTCCTCGAGGTGATCGAGTACACGGTGATACGAGCACCCGTGTCTTCAATTGAACTGTAGGTTCGCCATATATTTTGACTTACAACTTGTGCGTCATCGTGCCACACAATGCCCGTCATCGCATCCTCGGTGGAGCGCAAAAGTTTTGTGGTGTCTGGACGCACGATGGGAAACCACGGCGCATCTGCCTTGATCTCGCCGCTCGCTTTGTAGTGTGCCTTTGGTCTCGGCATGCGGAACTCGATGATGAGTGCGAGTGGAGGCTGCATCAGTTCACCACCTGACATTGCTGCACGAGCTGCGTGCGCTACGACCGTTCTCCATGTGCGTGTCTTCTTTCCGCCTGCGTCGACGACGACGATCTTGCCGGTGCGAGGGTTACGGAATGCAGACTTTGAACCGCCAGGTGATGGAAGTCCGAACGCAACGAAGTTGAGCATCTCAGGTGCTGCCATGTCGAGCCAGTCGTGCCAACGCCTCGAGGCTCGCTCGGTCCGTGATCTGCACTGCCTTGTCGATGGTCACGCCTAGCCGGTCCATCTGCTCGATCGTGATGTGTCCTGCGCATTGTGCAAGTGTGATCTGCAGGCGCACAAGATCAGCCTCGAGCGATTTGCGCTCGATGATCCACCTCGCTAATGGGTTGTCCTCCATCGGCATGCACAAATTCTAGCACGGGAAAAAACAACCGCCACATGCTCAAGTTGTTCAGACTATCGACCGAGGTCGAAACGAGCGGTGGCGGTTGTCGTGGTGGCGGAGAGTTTGTAAGGAGAACTTGTAAGTATTTCTTACAGGTTGCATTTTACCCCTGACCCCATCAGTTCATCGTATGCGCAGCCACTTTACACGGTCGGCGGCGTGATCCGTGCGCCGAGTTTGTACAGCGCAGTTGCGATGATGTCCGCCGTGTCCTTCACCGCTTCCTCGCTCAACTCTGGACGGCAAGCGTGGAGCATCTCATGCACCGTGACATTGAGCATCGCCTTGGGTGCGAGAGATCGTCTCACCGTCATCATGGGCTTGCGTGCTGTCGGCAAGTCGCACTCGCCCCAATTCGCCCTGGACTGCATCTCGGATGCCTTGACGAAGTCGAGCGACCATGTCCGATTGGCGATCTTTATGCGCATGAATGATCCTATGACTGCATAAGTTTCTTGCAGTACCGGACCGACTCCGCCATGTCCGCTCGTGCGTTCTCTCGCTGCTCGATCTGCAGGTGTGGCGTAGTCAGCACGACCTCCGCTGTGCGTGTCATGTCACGCAGTGCACTGGTCAGTTCGTTGTAGTTGTGCACGCCTGCGGCCTTGAGTTGCGTTCGCAGGTGTCCGATCTCCGCTGCGCTGTCACGCAGCGACTGCGCTACTCGTGGGTTGCGAGTGATGGCAGCCTCGAAGTTGAGCCAGGTCATCAGGTCGATGCCCGACGAAGTTGTGCGATCCTCTTGCATACTGCCTCGCTTTTCATTTTCGCCTTGAGTTTCATAATTGCGCCGACACCGATTGCCTGCGCACGCTCTGGTGAGATCGGATCGTGCGGGTTGCGCAGAGAGTACATCCGTGCCACCTGATCGTATGGTGTGAGTGTCTTATCTCGGTTTGAATCGCTCATGTTTCGCATCCTGCGTTTGTGTGCGTTCGAGATCGTCCCGTTCAAGTTGTGCCACTCGTGCGGTGAGCGCAGCAAGTTTCATCTGCAGCGCAACGAGTTCGACTGCGAGCACGGTCTGCTTGCAGTCGGTCTCGAGTTTGTCGTGCTTGGACCTGATCGACTGTGCGAGTTCATCGGCGTTCATGGTGTCTCCTTGAAGCAGTCCCAGCCTTTGTGTTCTGCTAACCATTTCGGACTTTGCAACCCCCATTCAGGCGCACACACTTCGCAAAACTCACGTCGTGTTTCATCACGCTCACGCCGTGCCTCGTCCCGCTCCTTGGTCAGGCGTTCGATGGTCAGTTTTTGTAAGCCCAATTGATCCTCGCAGTTCATTGCGTGCCGCCCTTCAGGAACGCAGGATCAGCGACCTTTAGCACCTTGGCAGCCTTGCCAGTCTCGAGCGACTGGACAGTCGTGGTCAAGAACAACTCATCAAACTTTGCCTGTCCGATGAGTTGCTTGACTGCGCCGTTCTTCCAAGGGCTCGAGCAAAGCACGCCGAACTCGCCAGTCGTGAGTTTCATCACATCGCCTCCGCTGGACTCGAGGACTGCCTGCAAGATCATCGTGTCATCGATCGCCTTGATCTTCTTCTCTGTGCCGACATACCACCTGCGACCATCGACAAGTTCGATGTCGTGTCCGGTCGTCTCGATGTGTTCGATGCAGGAGAGTTCGATCAGTTGGAGGAGTTCACGCAGTCGAGCCTGTGCGACTTTGACTGCGCTGTGGAGTTCCCGCAGCTGGTCCGCTGCGAGGATGCTGCCGACGGTGATAGTGTTGAGTTGTTTTTGCATTTCTGTGATCATGCGAGTTCTTTCTGTTTGCGGGTTTGGAGTTGATGTGTGACGAATCCGACTGTGGCTGGTCGCCACTGACTGATATCCGATGAGAGTTGATCTTTGCTCATGATGCCGCGCGCGCGAAGTGCGCCGACAGCCTCGGCGATGTCTGCTCGAGGTTGCGCCTTGAGGAAGTGGACAAGCGAGTCCTGCTCAATGACCTGCGAGAAATTACGCACTCGACCACCAGTCGATGCTGCGATCTCCGATGCGCTCTTGAAGTCCGGCGCATCGGTGCTGAACTTGTACGGGAGTCCTGTGTGCTTGGATGGTCGTTCGTAGTCCACCCACCACTTGTCGGCTGATCGAGTTGCTCCGCTTTCAAATTTGCGGTTGCTCTCCACGATGCGGTCATAGGCTTGCAAAAACCACTTCAACTCGGGTTGATGTGAACTGAAACTGACCTTCGTCTGGTCGATCGCTTCGTACAAGTGGTTCTGCATCAGACCTGACAGATGCTTCTTGAAGATCGCCCGTAGTTCGTTGCCCTCATCACCCCACTGCGCATTGGGCCACATCTGCCTGATTCGGATCTCGTTGTGTTGCCATGTTCGTTCTTCCATGTTTCCCTTTCTTTAGAAATTGGATTCCGTTGGTCTGGACGGTGGCAGATTACCGCCGTCCTCTCGTGTGCGTGCGAACCAGTTTGCGATGAAGCGCAACCAGTTTGTCTTGTGTGCTTTGCTCGGGTTGGCGATCAGCCATACATGCATCCTCGCCAGTGAGGTGTCGACGGAGCAGTTGGGGTATGCGACTCTCCAGGCGATCTTGTGCGAGTCGGTTACATTTTGAAACCCACTGACAGAGTCCCAAGTGATCCCTGTCACCTGCCTGCGAGCCGACTTCTTGTCGGGCTCGAGGCTATCTTTTGTATTGTTTGAATCTGTCTCTGTCTGTGACTCTGCATCTGAATCTGAATCTGAATCTGAATGGTTGGAATTTGCTTGGGTGTTTGCTTGGGTGTTTGCTATAGCAATTGCTTGGGCGTTGCTTGCCCTTTGCTTGCCTCCCATGCTCCCGATGGCTGACCTCGTGATGGATACGCCAAGCATTTCCGCTCGCTCTCGCTCTTGCCGTGGGTTTCTCCGCTTGCCGTCGGCGGCGATCGGAAACTTGTCGGCGAGCAATTTCCAGACGGATTCGATTTCGCCGTGGATGAGGAAGATTCGTTTGGGATCTGCAGGGAGTCCGTCGCTCTGCCACGACGCATCGAGCAACTTGTCGTAGCCCCCAATTTCAGCGAGCGTCCATCCAACGGTCGATGCGGCAAAGTCAGCAGTCCATCGCTTGTACCAGGGCGATTTTGTGCCTTTATTTGGTTGTTCGTTTTTCACTTGTTTCCCCTAGTTTCAGCGTAAATCGTCCCGCCTGCAAGCCGCAGAAAATTGTGCAATATGCCAAGGCCTGCCGACGGGACGAGATACGCAAAAGTAATGGGAGACATACTGCACGCCCAAAGTGTACCCCATCCGTGTACGCATCGTGCGACATTCAAATTGTTTGCAGGTCCGTGCATTGGTTCTTTCTTGATGCTTTGGGTCGAGTGCAGACTGGCTCGTATACCTCCTGCACCCGACCCTCGGCGTTGTCATTTCAGCCGCGCGAAGACTACCTTCAGCCACCGTTGGCGTTGCGACTCCTCGAGGTCGATCCACTTTCGGCGCAGATTCCACGCCTTGTCCCGGTTGATGTGCAGGAGTTTCCCGACATCGACCACACGCATATCCGTGAACTCAAGCAGAGCGGCGAGCGTGCGAGCGTTGCGCCTGGTCTCTGCTCGCACACCTTCCGAGCCCTCGCCGAACGATTCCCGCTCCAGCTTGTCGCAGGCGGCGAGAACGATCGACGGCGGGAAGTTCGTTTCGATATCGCACCAGCCGCTGCCCGTGTGCTTGCGAGCGAGCCTGCCTGCGTACTTCTTCTTGGGCTTGCGCTTGGGCTCAGAACGGGATCTCATCGTCGCCTCCTGCGTAGTCGGTTGCGCTCATCGGCATGGTCGACATCTTGATGGACTTGATGTCGAGACCGAACTGACCTGTCACGCAAGTGATCTCGCACGGACAGTTGAGGTTCATGCTTTCACACGCCACCTCGCCGTCCGATGCAGAGAAAGTCGTTCCATATATCATTTTGCCGTCAATCCCTGTCCATCCGATCCTGTGCTTTTTGTATGCACGACCGTTCTTGGCAACGCCCTCGTCGACCTTGTAAAACTCCACGATCGCCTGGACTGCAGAGGTGGCCGTCGTCGCCGTCTGAACTGGTTGGGCAACTGGTTTGTGCGCCGCAGGTGGCGTGCTGATGGCAGGCACGGATGGTTTGTGCGCCATAGGTGGCGCATTAACCGCAGGCGGTGAGACTGGAGGCGGGATGTACGGTCGTGGCGCAGGTGCAGCCACTCTTGCATTTGCAGGAGTGGACGCTGCATTTCCATCGTCGTCCTCGGTCGCCGTGACACCGACAACGGCAGCCAAACTATAACGACGAAGGTAGGTCAAAACTCCGCCGAGAAATTGCGGATCTTCCTTGAGGGCCTTCACCGTAATGGTCTCGCTCATCCATTCGCCTGACGAATGCACGATCATCGTGCACAGTCCGATGCGACCGACCTCGCCATCGCACGGGAACTGCACAATCGAGAGTCCGTTTGCACCAAGCGGTCCACGACACGCATCCCAAATTGATGCGAGATCTGCGTAGTGGCTGCGGAAGTGCGGGTTCGTTGCGTTTTTACTTGCGGGTTCGATCTGCAGTTGCGCCTTCGCAAGTGCGCCAGCAAGTGCTGCGATACTTTCTGAATGCTTCATTTTCTGTTGCCTTTCTTGTTGTTTTGATACTTGAGGTCGACACCACATTGGTTGTCAACCGACTCTGAACTACCGACAATGTACACGATGCATGCTGCGAGTGCAGCGACGAGTAAAATAGAAATCATTTGTTATTTTTCTTTTCTTCTTTGTCGGTGTCGTCGATCTTTACCTCGACCTTGACCTCGACTGGTGCGGGTTGAGTTGCGTACTTTGATCTTGGGAAAAGTGTCTCGAGGATGCGCTGCATTTGCTCTGGTGTGTATTCCTGTTTCATTTGTTGCCTTTCTTGTTGTCGATGCCCCACGCGACTCCCGCCAAGAACGCCTCGGCGAGTGCTTCACGAATCTTGATGCGGTTGTACTGATCCACTGGATCTTCGTCTAGGTTCTCGATGTCAGCGATGGCGAGATGTCGCCAGGCAATCGAGCCGAGGATCTCGTTCACGGCTGCCTGTGGAGTTGTGGTGATGGCTGGTCTCATTCGATCTCCTCCGTTGCTACAAAGATGAGATCGATGAGATCCACCACAAGGTCTTGATATACCGACAATCTGTCAATGTTTTTTACGAGCGATGGCGGCCGCAATTTTGCCTCGAACTTGTAGACGAGATCGATCACTGCTTCCATTGATTCTGGTGCCGAGTCCTTGATGACTTTGCGTTGCTTCAGTTTCATTCGATCACCTCGCCGTTTAGTGGACCGCCCATGAGCGTGATCGATGCGTTGTGGAATTCCTCTGTGTCGACCGGCTCGCTCGTGCTTGCGTCGATCCACTCGAAGCCGTCTCTGCTGATCCATGTGCGACCTGTGATTTCGTAGCGACCATTCAACACGCCGTGCCCAACCCAATGAGCAAGAAACTTGCGGCAGTCGTTGATCATCATGCGAATCGTTGCGTGGATGAGATCGTCGG